AAAAACTATAGAGTTGTAACCAAAAACTATAGAGTTGTACCCAAAACAGATTAGAGTTGTATAAATAGAATAAAACACAGGTAAACTATGATTTTAGCAGAAATAGTCAAATCTTTTTTAGAGACTCCAAAGCCACAAGAATTGAGTTCCGAGGTACCACAGGAAAAGGTTTTAGTAAATCTCGGCAACGACGACACGTATCCGATGGGAGGGTCATTTTTTGACGATACCCAGAACAATTCGGGGCTTTTCGGGAGTATGAATAAATCGGATATTCTCTTCAAGCAAAAAGAAAAAATAATGAAGTACCGTCAGATGTCGATGAACCCAGATGTTGTCGAAGCAATTGATGAAATTGTCAATGAAATTATATTTTCGTACGACGATAAAGTACCGATAAAGATTGACATAGATGAAGAAAATGAAAAGCTCGTCCAAGCAATCACTGACAAATTTGAAAAGATTGTTAAATTAGCTGATGTTAAAAGAAGTATATTTCAGATTGTTAAACGTGGATATGTCGACGGGCAGATTTTGATGCATTGTGCTTATGGTAAAAATATAAAAGAAGGGATACAAAGCATCTCGATGATAGAACCTGTTCTTTTATATTTTGATGGCAAAGAAGAAGTGTACAAATATTTCAAAGAAGATTCTATAAATTTGAATTTCACCCCTGGCGCAGTAGATTTAAGTTATTCACCGGAAGAAATAATCAGAGAGGATTTCGGGTTGTATAACGACAAATTGAATTTAAGTTATTTAGAATATGCTATAAAACCCGCTAATTTGCTACAAACTTTAGAAGATTTGCTTGTGCCTTTGAGATTTTCCCGAAGTATTTCTAGAAGAGTTTTCAATGTTGATATTGGTGATCTCCCGACTAAACGTGGTAAAGAAGTAATGGATGAGCATCAAACCAAGTTTAAGTATAAAAAGTTCTATAATAATGAAACTGGGGAAGTTTCTAATCAACAACACATCACGTCGATGGTAGAAGATTATTGGTTTAGTAATCGTAGTGGTGGTAAAGGAACTACTGTAGATGTTTTAGATGAGTCAGGAAATCTCGGAGAGCTAGGAGATATTATATATCTTTCTAAGAAATTATACCGAGCGTTGAAAGTGCCTTCTAGTCGGATTGCTGCAGATTTAGAAGGTGACAAAGAATTTGATTTTGAGACAACTAGAACATCTAAAGAAGATTTGAAATTTTTTATGTTTATATCGCGTCTGCGCCAAGTGTATTCATCTTTATTTAAAGAGATGTTGAAAAGAGAAGTTATCTCTACTGGTGCGATGAGCCAAACAGAATGGGATGAAAAAGAAGACTTTATTAATATTTCTTTTGTAAATGAGAACACATTTATAGAGAAAATGAAACTTTCCAATTTTATGGAAAAGATTAATATTTACGCAACAGCTCAAGATTACCAAGGGAAGTTGTTTTCTGTTAAAAAAATAATGAAAGATATTTTCAGATATACTGACGAAGAGATTGAAGATGAAATGAAAGCTATTGTAAAAGAATCCAAAGATCCATTATACAAAAAATTCTATGAAGTAGAAGAGTTTTAAAGTTAAGAAATATAAATAATAATAGAAAATGCTTTTTGAGTAAGTCTGAGTAGACTATAAACTAAACTATGTTTTTAACTTTGTTAAGAAGTATAATTTAATGCTATTGAAGCATTAGAAGCTCAAAATGTTGAAATTTTATAAAGTCTGAGTAGACTATAAACTAAACTATGTTTTTAACTTTGTTAAGAACTATTTTATTTAGCAAAAATTTTCGTAAGAAACCCCGGTATTACTAAATAGGTTCGTCCATTTAGTTATGAGTTGTGTTCAAAGCACTTGTGAGCTCAAAAAATTACTTGGTTTTTCTGACTCTTAAGAACGTTTAAGAAATACAGGAAGTAATGCTAATTCACTTTAAAGGAGAAAAAAATGGCCGATATGTTAAGTCCTGGTGTTGATGTTCAAGAAATTGATGCCAGTACAATTGCCCCAAATGTTTCAAATAGTGTTTGTGTATTTGCCGGAGACTTTGTAAAAGGTCCAGTGGATACGTACATTCTTGTAACGTCTGTAGATGATCTGATTACTTATTTTGGTTTGCCGTCAAATACAAACTATAATGACTGGTACAGCGCTTACAATCACTTGCAGTACAGTAATAAACTGTATTTGTCTCGCGCTGCTAATACCGGCGGAACAGCTACTGCAATTGCTTCAGAAGTTTTAGATGCTGCTATAACTGGTGTTGCTTCTCCAGTTGCAGAAATTACCACAATCGATTGTGAAGCAGATACTACGAGTTCTTTAAATAACAAGTATTGGCTTTTAAATTCTCCAACTACGAGTTATTATGTTTGGTACAACGTTGGTGCGGCTGGAACTGATCCTGCTGTTGCTGGGAAAACTGGAATTGAAGTTGCTCTAGTTGAAAATGATACTGCTTCTGCTGTTGCTACTGCAACACAACTTGTAATTACTGCGCTGGGTGATTTTACAGCTACGGTTGATACCATTACTGTTACTGTTACTAATGCTGCTGGTGGAGCCGTTACAACTGCTGCTGATGGTGACACTGGATGGACTGCTGCTTGGACTGCAACAACCTCTGGAACTGGTATTTTAAGTTTCAATGCTGTTTCTGCAGCTAATTTTACTGTTGGTGATTTGGTTTCTTTCGGTGTTGATGCAGTAACTTCTTTGGTTTATTACGAAGTAACTGCTATTTCATCTTTGATTGTATATCTTGATCGTGTTGTTGCAGAAGATTACGTCCTTTCAGATGTTGTAAATGCATTTGCTGTAACTAAAAACGGTGTTGCTGAAGCTATTTCTGCCGGTGGCTCTGAAGTTGCTAATGATTATCTGTACCTAGATGATTACACGCCAATTTTGAATCTTTCAGATTTTGAAACAAAAGAATCAGCGATTGCAATGACTGGTGCTAATGCAAAATTGAAAATCATTGCTCGTTCCCCTGGAACATGGAGTGAAGATATTGAAATTTGTATTGCTAACCCGAGTGCTTTCGGTACAACTGTTACTTCTGAAGCATTTGATGGTGTTGCTTTAGATGATCTTTTCGAATATCCGGCTACTGGAACAGAGGTTGGTATCGTAATTAAAGTTGCTGGTATTATTGAAGAAACATACATTGTTTCATTTGTTACTACTGCAAAAGATTCAAGCAACAAAAGTGCGTACATTGAAACAGTTATTAATAACTCTTCAAGATATATTTTTGTTAAAGACAATACAGCTAATGCAACTACAATTGATAATTATTGCTTTACTGTAGATGATATTGCTGGAAGTACTATTTCCCTCGTTGGAGCAACTGATGCTTCAATCACTGCTGCTAATTTAACTGCTGCTTACGATTTGTGGTCAAATAAAGAAGCTGTAGATATTGATATGATTATTGGTAATGAAACTGATGCCGGTGTTAGTGCTAAAAATCTTGCAGTCACAAGAGCAGATTGTTTCGCTTTTATTGGTGCAGTTTACGCTGATACTGTTGGTAAAAAGGCATCTGAAGCCGTAACTTCTCTGGTTGCTTGGAGAAAAACAGGAGATTTGAATTATAACAGTATGTTTGTTGTTGCTTGTCCTAATTACAAGTATCAATACGATCTGTATAATGACAAAAATCGCTGGGTTAATGTTGCCGGTGATATCGCTGGTCTAAGAGCTCGAACGAATACTAATCGTGCTTCTTGGTGGGCTTCAGCTGGACTTGAACGTGGGCAGATCAAAAATGTTAAGAAATTGGCATTTAATCCAAACCAAGCTCAACGTGATATTCTGTACAAAAATGGTCTGAACCCAATTGTATCATTTCCTGGGCAAGGAACAGTTATGTGGGGACAAAAAACATTGTTAGCTAAGCCGTCTTCATTTGACCGTGTTAATGTTCGTGGGTTGTTCAATACTCTTGAGCGTTCTCTTGGAAAAATGGCAAAGTACCAAGTTATGGAATTTAACGACAACTTCACAAGAAACAGAATTGTCTCTATGATTAAACCGTATCTGGGCTCAGTTTTAGCCGGACGTGGTATTCAAGACTTTTTGGTTATTTGTGATACGTCGAATAATACCGCTGACGTAATTTCGCGGAATAAATTAATCGTTGACATTTATATCAAGCCTACATTTGTGGCAGAGTTTATTTTGCTTAGATTTACGAATGCTGGTACCAATTCGTTTGCAGAAATTATAGGCGGCGCCTAGAATAATTTCAATACGTTAGCCTTAGATAAAGGAGTATTTTTACAGTACTCCTTTTAACTGAATTTATGGTAAGATATAAATAATATAAATTCAGCGATAAAGGAGGGTTGATGGATGAAAAACAGGTTATACAAGATTTTACAGATAAAAATTTAAAGAATAAAAATGGCAAAATTGAAGGGCAACGAATTAACAAAGGGTGGTTTAAAAAACACAAATTTGGGAATGAATATGAAGTTTTTCAAAAAAATAGTATAATAGATAGTAAAACATTATATTTATTTTTAACTAAAGAAAGTGATAAATGTTCGTGCGGTAAAGAGAAACGATTCGTGGGTTTTAGAGATGGATTCAAAGAATATTGTTTACCGTGCTCAAGAAAAAAAAATAATGGAATGTTGCATCTTATTGAACAAGATGTTCAGATACCAGATGTACCAAAATTTGTCAAAGATCGAAATGGTGGATATTCAACAACAAAATTAAAAACATTATCTAAAGACACCGTTTCAAAAATAAAAGAACGAACATTATATTTAAAAAAAGCATCTTTATCTGAAAGAATTTATCAAATAGAACACAATTTATTCTGTTTGCCAAAGTGTAAATTATGCAATAAAGAACACAATAATTTTTATACGTCTAAATACGGTTATAGAGATTATTGTAAAGGGAAATGTTCTTACAATTACAATCGAAAAGAAAAAATTAAAAGTTTAAGAAAGCATTTTTATAAAAAATACCAAAATTTATATCAAAGTACTGAAGATTACAACATTACGTTGTTTACCAAAGAAAATTATCTTAATAATAAAGAATGCACAATAAAATTTGAACACGTTTGTGGGCACGTTTATAATTTAGATAAAGAGTATCAAGGGCATTTAAAATGCCCAAAGTGTTTTCCTGTAAGAAGTAAGATACAATACGAAATTTACGATTGGTTGAAGGATTATGTTGATTGTAAATTTAATGACAGAAAAACAATCAAACCAAAAGAACTAGATATTGTTTGTGAAAATTTTGCTATTGAATACGACGGGCAAATGTTTCATAGTTACGGAAAATCTTCTTATAACTTATTCGATCGAACAATTGAAAATAAAAATTTACACTTAGAAAAAACAGAGTTAGTCGAAAGTGAAGGATTGCAATTATTTAGAATTTTTAGTTCAGAATGGGTTAATAAACAAGAAATATGGAAAAGCGTTTTATTATCAAAAATTGGAAAAACTAAAAGAATTTTCGCTCGTAAGTGCGAAATAAAAGAAATAACATCTAAAGTTGCAAAAGAATTTTTACAAAAAAATCATCTGCAAGGAGCAATTAACTCTTCAGTTCGAATAGGATTGTTTTATAACGATGAATTAGTTTCTTTGATGACTTTTGGTAAAACCAGAAGGGCAAAATACAAAGGTTTAGGTAATTTCGAATTATACCGATTCTGTACTATTATAAATACTACTGTAGTCGGAGGTGCATCTAGGTTACTTAAGTATTTCGAAGAAAAATACACTCCGAAGATGATTGTGTCATATGCTAATCGAAGATGGAGTCAAGGCAATTTATACGATGTACTAAATTTTGAATTTATTGAAAATACAAAACCAAATTATTTTTATTTTTCTGGTAATGATAGTACAAAATTATTATCTAGAGAACAATTTCAAAAGCATAAACTTGGTGGGGTTTTAAAAAACTTTGATTTTGAGCTAACTGAAACACAGAATATGTATAATAATAATTACAGAAAAATATACGATTGTGGCAATAAAGTCTATATAAAAAAATAATATGTCTTCAGTAGTACAGAATTTGCTTGATGCAGCGTTATCCGATGGTGCAAGAGCGTCAAAATTTGAGTGTCAGATAAATTTTAAAGATGCTGCTCTTTTTCCAGAAGATGTTAAAATGCACGTAAAGACATCACAGTTTCCTGGAAAAACCCACGAAGTAATTGATTACAAATTTAAGGGCAGAACAGTACCATTAAAAGGTCAAGTTAAATATGACACCACGTGGAGTTGTACTTTTTACATGGATGAAAATCACAAATTGAGAAGTGCATTTTTAAATTGGATTGAAAGTCTCGATCAAGTTCACAACATAGAACAATTACACCCAAAAGTTGAAGCAGCTCAAAAAACCAATTCTATTGAAGGTTATAACTCAATGTTACAAATATTTCAATTGAATTTTGCCGGAGAATCGAAAGACAAATACATGGCGAAATATGATTTATATAATGCCTTTCCAAAATCAGTATCAGCTGTAGATGTAGATTATTCTAGTGTTGGTAGTATTTTGGAATTTACAGTTGAATTTGCGTATTCACATTTTATTTTGACAATTCCTATAGAAGACAAGGGTACAATTGCAGAACAGATAGCCGGAGAGGCTGGAGACCTTTTGAGTGGTGGTATAGCTGGTGCAAAAGGTGCAATAGCAGGATTATTTTAATACTTGGTGAGGAAATATAATACTTATGAGTATAACAATAAATGAACTCCGCAAGCACTTAGGTCCTGGATTGGGCCTGCGCAAAAACAAATATATGTTAGAATTGCCAGTTCCAACGGTTTCTGGCGAATCTTTGAATATTTTGTGTCAAAGTGCCGGTTTACCAGAGAGAAATATATCAACTACAGATTTATGGCACAAAGGTAGAAAATATACAGTACGTGGTGAAACAGATTTTGTCGGTGAATATGAAATTTCTATTGTTGATGACGATAAAATGACAGTCAGACAATTATTTGA